TGAGCGAATTCAAAAATGCTTGGGCAACTGACGAAGATTTTTGGGAGTTTGTTGGAGACAATAGAAAGTTAGTTGGCATAGCAATATCAAATGGTCAAGGACTAGACATTCTTAATGCACTTAAAGATATCTATACAACAATAGAAAAAGAACCAGAGAGTGCTATGCGTATGCTTACACTACTGGGTACAGTTATATATGCCAGCAGCATAGGTGAAGGTAAACAATTTACAGATGAGATACAAGTAGTATCAGCAATGGAACAATTCGATAGCAGTATGAAGGAGATGTTAGATGAAGAATCCAAATGATGTTGATGTAATACTCAACGAACTGCGTAGTATTATGATGAAGAAGCAGGAAGATTACGGACCTTTAAATATAGCCCTTGCCCCTGGCGGTGCTATGAATGGGCTGAGGGTTAGGATGTATGACAAACTGGCTAGGCTAAATAACATGGCTGGTAAGGACGCCACGCCCAATTTTGAATCAATAGAAGATACCCTTATAGACCTGGCTAACTATGCAATAATAGGACTATTGGTACAAAGAGGACAGTGGGAAGGCATTAACTAACGAATGAATCAAGAGTGGGTACAAGAGTATGATTTGCTTGTGTCTACGCTTGGCATGGAGTATTCCAGAAAATATTCCATAGTTGAACCTTCAGATATAAAACAGATTTTATGGATGTGGTTTGTTACCCATCCAAATAAATATACAGAGTGGTCTAAGTTGCCACCCAAAGATAAAGAAAAACTAATTGCAAAGTCATTGCGTAATGCTGCTCTTAAATATTGTGAGCAAGAGAAAGCCCGTAAGTTTGGCTACGATATGGTTGACCTGTACTACTACGACCCATCAGTTATCGAAGCATTTTTGCCATCTATCCTGGCAGATAGTTATGAGATACCTAGTAAAATACAAGACCTTAACTTTAAGTTTGGTAAATCAGGAGAAGTAACAGACGGAAACAATTGGTTAGTTCTCAGGTCAGATATAGAAAAAGCATTCAACAAGTTAGCAGAGGCTAAACAAAATATTTTAAGGCTAAAATTTACAACAGATAACTACGAGTGGAATGACTTAGCCAAAGAATTAAACACATCTGCTGATGGTGCACGCAAGAGAGTTAGCCGTGCAATTAACTCTTTGATTAGAGTACTGGGTGGATGGCGTACTTACAACGATACAGATAACTTAGAGGCTAAAGATGAAGAAGAAGAAGATGACACAAGAGCCTAAAGAAATAAAAGATTTATTTAAAAAAGATTACAGCAATGCTATGGACCTACGTGGTAACCCAATAGGAGATATTTGTGTATGTGGTTCACAATTATTTACAGCAATAGTAGCCTTTGAATCTGGCGAGATAGCATTTTACTTTTTAGATGGTGAGTGTGTAGACTGTGGCTCATTGGTAACTCTACCCACACCAATAGATGATATAGGAATGGATTGTATGTAATGCCCTATTATGATTTTGAGTGCAAGATATGTACTAAAGTAGAAGAAACAAATGATTCTGCTGCACCATTCTGTGGCTCTTGCGGAAATCTTATGACTCGTATATGGTCCTCTACACCAGTACATTTTAAAGGAAGTGGCTTCTACTCAACAGGAGGATAAGATTAAAAGACTACGTCATTTATTTTGTTTTAATTATATGTGGAAAGTAATAGACCCAAGTAAATCTTTATGGCATCTTAAGTGTACTAGGTGTGGTTATCAAGAGGTGATTAATCTTGATTGATTACCCAACATGGAAAGATATACCAGCATGCACTGGTATTGATGTAGAGATATTCTTTACTGAAGAAAGAGGTAATTATCCACACCTTGATTATATTAAGAAGATGTGCAACACTTGCCCAGTACGAGTCCAATGCCATACCTATGCAATAGACAATCTAGTGCAAGGAATATGGGGAGGAACTACCATGGAAGAAAGGAATAAATACAGAAGTAAGCACGGGATAGTTGGTAAAACAGTTGTTCCTATATCTGTATTTAATAGTAACTATGATAGTTAATTTATCTAAAGAAGAAGTTAGGGTATGTACCTTACTAGCAACAGAGCGTTGGTTAACTAAGTTTGGTTCAATAGATAAACCTAATTATGCACAAGGTAAGTTGGCTGGAAAATTAGAGCATGAACTGTTAGCAAATGTCAGGGCTAACATATCTGAATGGGCTACTGCAAAACTATTTAATGAAACTTGGTCAGTCCCTTGGTATCCAAATGAATTACACCCAAAGAGAAAAGACTTGCCAGATGTTGGGCGTATAACAGAGGTTCGTACAGTAAGAACTCGTGATGCAATACCATTCTGGGATAAAGATTTACATAAAGTTATTGTTGGAACTAAAATTCTTGATGAAGAATATTATACTAAGGTTGAAGTTTACGGTTCTATTACTCCGATTAAATATGCATTACCTATTTACAGAGATGAAAGTATAAATGGTTGGCGTATACCAGTAACAAAATTTGGAGAACACAATGAGCAAACTATCTGACTTTGATTTAGACCTATCAGTTGGGCACGAAGGGGAATCCCTAGTCAATCAACTGCTTACCAATGGTAAAACTATTGAGGTTAAGACAGACCTTAAGTGGAAGAACACTGGCAACCTATACATAGAAACTGTGTGTTGGTCACACAACAATGAAGAGTGGTATCCATCTGGTATCTCTGCTACTAAGGCTGCATATTGGGCGTTTGTATTAGAAGGAACTGTATTGATAGTACCCATAGAACATCTTAAGCATGCGCTAACTTTGTATGGTCATTCAATTACTTGTAACATACCACCCAACCCTAGTAAAGGTTATTTAATTAAACCTGATAAGATTTTACAGGTAGTCCAAGAGTTGGCTAGGTAGAGGGGAACTACTTAGAAAACAAAAAAGACCCCCGCTCCAGTAGTAATACTGGGCGGGGGATTCTTTTATTTATAACTACTCGCTTCCACGGCCAAACTGTGTGGCTGATGGGTCTAACCATTTAAGAACTGGGCCTGCAAGTCCTGCTAGTGCTGCTGCACCTAGTTGCTTAGGGTCTGTAATTCCAGTTACATACAGTGCAACTACCGCTGCTGCTGCTGCTCGGAACCAACTTATTACTACTTGCTTGAACTGTTCGTTCATTTATTGCTCCTTTATTTGGTATTACTATGCACCTTACAACAGGTACAAACTAGAGGTTTTATTACTGGATAAGGTTTCTTTGCTGGTATTGGTGTAATAGATGCAACCAATGTTGCTAATGGATTAGGTTGATTCATCCACCAAAACCAAGGTGATGTGTCATTTGCTGACCCATTATTAATAGAAATATGTAAATGTTTATTATGTTGATTACTGCCAGTGTATTTACGGTTGCCTTCTTTAGCCTTTTCTTTAGACCAAATCTTTCCTTGAAATATTAAATACTTAACTCTTGCATCTTCTTTTAACTTATCAAATATTTCAACACAATCAATGCCATTCTTAGGGTCATGGGTTAAATCAACTGCATATCCTGTGTTATGGTCAGAGGTTGGGCTTGCTTTGAGATGAGCAGCAGATGGTAGTAAACCATCTGATAGTTTATTTCTTGTTGGTTTAATTGCTGTTGCTTGACGTAGTACTGCTATTGCAGCAGGTGTTGCTTTCTTTGCATTCATATTGACATCCATCCCTGGTATTCAGCCTCTGGATTATCCATCAGCCATTGTTGTCTTAATTTATTCTGGTGTTCCCAATCAATATCGTTACTCATCGTTAGAGTTTCGCAATGGATAAGTGATAGCCCAGACTATTAAGGTTAATATAATTGCATAACCAACTACAGTCTTAGCAGAGCCAGTCAATACAACCCAAGCAATAAACATACCTAGCAAGGTCCATAGTTGTTGGACCATATCTTTTAGTACTTTCAAGGTTTTCTCCTTTTGTATAACTTAATGTTGTCATTTGATGGCAGGCTAGTACCTCCACTTATAGGTGTAGGTGTGGCTGTTCTAGCAGCGGA